TCCGCCACGACGACGTGCATCAACAACTGCCGCCTTCGTCGCGTTGGCGATCTCTGGCAGCATCGACGCAATCTCAGTGCGAACCGTTTGTTGGACGCCAGTGGTGACGTTGACGTTGACTGTGACGGGCGAACCGCCCATGTCATCATTGGATACGATCTGGCCACCCTGCCCTGGTACGAACATTTCTGGACCACGCTCTCCAACTAAATAACGCTTGCCAGCCATGACCGGTCCACCGGCCGCTTGAGCGCCACCGAAGATTGAGCCGAGTGATGGAAGACTTGATTGAATGCCCTCGAATAGTGGCTTAGTAATTGACTTCTGAATCTGCATGCGAATCAAATCTCGCACGATTGATGTCGCCATACTTCTGAACGCATCGCTCGCGCTCTTTGTTCCCATGACCAGATCAGTCAGTGCGTCGGTTGTAGAGTCAAACGCTTTTTGAACAGTATCATTGAAAACCTGCTGAACTTCTTTCCCCTGAGCCTTCAAGTTATCGAACGCATTGTTCAGGCGATCTATAAAGGTCTCAGTGGCATCGGCTTCATCTTTAACTTCACCAAACGTCGCAACTGTGTTTCCGAGGGCGAAGTTCAGAGAATCAACTTTTGTTGCGCCTAGTTCAAACAGGTTGGTTAAGTCTTCAAAGTCAACAAACGCTGTCTTTGTCATCCCAAAGAAATCTTGAACCTTGCGCGTTGCGCTGATCAAGACATTAATTGTTTGCTGAAGCCCGCGGGTAAAACTCGCCAAACTTGAGAGCATGTTTGAAACAGCACGAAGAATAAACTTGGCCGCTGCCTGACCGAAGCCGCGAACCGATCCATTGACGGCTTCGATCTGAACTAACAATCCATTTTTGAATGAATCTGCCAGTGCCTCAATGGCCGGTGCAAGTGCTGCGACAGTCTGACCCAGAACACCCTGGAACAAACCAACCATCTTTGCGATTGCATCGTTTGCTCTTTGCACTCCGTCAGCAGCATCCTGGCGCATGACCAGGCCGAGTCTTTCGGCATCTGCAAAGAATCCTCTGAGGCTGTCCGAACCCTCATTCAGCATTTGAATGACAGCCGCACCCTCAGAGTCAAACAACTTGAATGCAAGGCGTAGCTTTTCGCTTTCATTCTCGACGTTTGAGAACGCATCAGACAGCGCCAAAATGCGCTGATCCAATGGCATCTCGATCAACTTTTCCGCGCTCAAGCCAAGATCGGCAATCGCGCCCTGCGCTTCACCAGTGCCTTTTGCAACTTCTGCTGTACGACGTACAAAACGCTGCAACGCCATGTTCAACGTGCGCGTTTCAAGTCCTGCGATTTTACCGGCGAACTGAAGTTTGCTGAGTGCCTCAGTTGTTGTGCCAATTCGATCAGCGGTCTTTGCCAGGCGATCTGTTGCCTGCATTGACTGCTGAATGGCGAATCCAACACCGGCTGCACCGAATGCACCGACCATCGCTGTCTTGAAAGAAAAGATCGCGCCACGAATGCCGCGCAATGACATATTGAGAGACTTGAACGCCGACTTCGTTTTGTCGACTGCACTCAGTCTAATTTTGTGATCGGTCGTTGCCATTCTTCATCTCGTAATATGCGAACCAACGGTTGAACTCAGTCATCGACATCCGTTCAACTTCTGCGAGTGAGCAACCACGGAGGTCCGCTAAGGCATAGGTCTGCCAAAGTAGACCTCCGTTACTTAGTTTTTTTCAGCGTCCTCTGGACCTTCAATTTCATTGAAGATCGCATTGAAAAGATCGGTGATGTCGTTCAACTGCATCCGCATCAACTTTGGCTTATGTTCAAGCGTGAAGATCGGATCGCCTTTTTCGTCTTCGACCTTGCGAATGATTACTTCAACCATTCCGCCAAGGTCTTTACCAGACAACACATCAGGATGCTTTTTCAGTACATGCTGAAGATCAGCAACTGTAATCGCCGAGGCGTATACAGTCTGACCGCGCCACTCGATTGGGCGTCGGTTGTTTTCCCAGCTTAAAAGCTCATCAGCCAGTGACATAAATTAAGACACCGTACCGTATGTCAGCGCGCCGTTGCCCTGGACACTGAATGATGCTGTAACCATTTCGCCAACTGAATTGGTGACTGTCTTACCTGTGATGATTCCAGAACCTGTGATCTCGACATCGCCAGAGCCTTCACCTTGTGGGTAGATGCTGAATGAGATTTCAGAACCAACGCTCAAAGTTTCTTGCCCGTTTGTGTCGGCTGGATCATAGAACCCTTCGATGGTCGCAGTAAACGACTTGAGTGTCGCCTTGTAGCTGCGATCAGTATCGCCAATCACTGTGTCTTCAGTTGTGTCTGAAGTTTGCTCAAAAGAGAATGATGTCACTTCGGCGATAGCATTTGCTCCGCTTTTGATCACACCATCTGCTGAAGTTTGCACCGCCATAGTAAAGCCTCCCTAAATGGCTGAATCGGGCGAACCCGTTACTGTTCGATAGTTTACTTGAAAAGTCATGCGAATAGTACCAACGGGCGTTTCACCCTCGCCAGAGTATTCTGTCTCGGTACTGGTCAGGACCATATTCTGTGACAAACCGCCACAAGTCGGATCATCCAGTAAAGCCTCTTCGACTTCCCTGGCAATTTGATCAAGCGTGTCATCGAATCCGGTTACGGCTTTGACGTAGCCTTCAACCATGACATCAACGACTCTGCTTTGGACGCGCTGCTTACTGAACGCTACTTCGTCGGAATCTTCGCTTGTTGTGTAAACAAGGACTGCCGGTAGGTTTTCAGATTGCAGTGGGTATACGCGACTCGCGTACACTTTGGAGCCGGTCGTAGTCAGACCGTTCAGAGAAACCGCAAAGTAATCACGAATCTGCTTTCTGACGTGACTCATTGCTCCTCCAGGAATAGCTGGCGCATGCCTAGCCCATCGCCAAGAACATACGTCACTTCGTAGACGACCGAATCACCCGCCTTTGCGTTTGGTGTATCCGATTCACGCACCATGATCCGCGGCCGACCAACAACGAACTCGACCTCACCGCCAACGTCTTCAAGTTGAGTCTCGTTGTCGAAGATGCCTTCAATCGTTGATGCGGAGCCGCCGGTTGGCGTGTATGTGATTTCTTCGCCAAATACGTCAGCGTCTAAAAAGATCGCGCGATCAGCAGCGGTTTCAATACCCATCGCTCACTGGCTTCTTTTTGCGTGTGGTTGTCTTGCGCCGCGTCGTTGGCTTTGGCGCTTCTGATGTTTCGAGTCCAACCGATCTGTTTACCGGCTCGACTTTTTCTGGCGCGAGCGATGCGCGACCAGAGTTAATCAATACTTTTGCGAAGCGATCTGGCACTTCGACTTCATCGCCGACTCTGGCTTTTTTGCCGTCGATCATCATGTTCTTTTGAATCAAGATTCTCATCTTTGGTTCCCCATCGGATGACCGCCCCGAAGGGCGGCCTCCAAACGACTTAGACGTCAACATTAGGCAATGTCAGCGTCGCCGAGGCAGAAGCTCACTGCGTGACGGACAGCAACGTCAGCCAATACAGATGCAGTGATCACTACGTTGCCAGCGCGAGACTTGGTGAATGGATCAACAATGATCTCGACACCAGAGCCAAATGTTCCAACCAAAAGGTCTGAGAAGTTACCGAAGTAAACATCGCCAGCCGCGACCTGGTTAGAAACGATCACTGGGTAGCCGTTGATTGTGCCGCCAGGCTCAACAACGAACTGTGCAGTGTTAGTTGCCTTTTCAGTGGTCTTCAACGCGCCATACTGAGCAGCACCCATGATGTAAGCCAACTGGCCCATCAAAGCGTTGTCAGTTGCAACCGCTGTCTCCATCGCAACAATCTCAGCGAATGTTGGGTTGAGTGCAGCGAAGTCCTGCGTGTTGATTCCGCCAGTTGAACGGATACCAGTTGGCGCACCAGAAGTGCCGTCACCCTGAAGTGCAGCGTTGTCCAGACCAGTTGCGATTGCGCGGGTCAGGTCGTTGCGGATCAGGTTCTCAACGTCGAGTGAAGACTGAGTGAGCAGAATCTTGGTTGCTTCAGTAGAAACCGCCAAGTGCTTCGCAGTCATTGTCACTGCATCAGCAGTCATTTCGCTTTCAGAAGCGTCGCTGCCTTCACTTGCGATGAATGATGCAGAAGCAACGCCAGACTGACGTGGAATCTTCACATCACCGACCAGGCCGTTCAGCATAGTCGCGCCAGCTTGCATGACTGAAGATGCGTTACGGAGCGCTTCAATGAAGTCGCCAGAACGGAAATCTTCGCCGATCAATGCTGAATCGTCAGAAGAGTTGAGGTCACGCTTCATCACGTCGAAAGGTACGACGAAGCCATTGCCGCGTGATGCAGCGTTTGAAACTTCAAACTCGAACCCAGCGGCTTCTTGAGCGCGACGGTCGTTAGGGTTAGCCAATGCATTTAATGCACGGACCAAAGAGTAGTTGCGAACTTCCTTCGCAGTCATTCCGATTTCGTTAGACATTTCAGTCTCCTTAACAGGCGTATACTTGAATGTGGATCTTACTGAAGACTTGAACTCATCTGCTGTCTTGCCTTCGACAATCGCTTCTTCAGCCTTAGCTTCTGAACGATATGCCTTACCAAGTGCGCGGATGCGCTCATCTTCTTTTGCGCGAGCAGTCTCGGCTTCCATGATTTCGTCTACAACTTCTTCTGATTCAACGGCTTCAGTCTCTTCGACTTCACGCACGGCTTCTTCAGTTTCCACTGCTTGCTCAATCACTTCTTCTTCAACCTGCTCTGAACGGATTTCATCAGACATTGCTGAATCCTCTTTTGCAGTTTGTGAATCCGCTGAACGACCAACGTGTGCATTTACGTCCGCGGGTACGCTGACCACGCTTGCCTCTAGCGGTTGCCAAAATGTCACGCGATAAAGATTCCCATCCTCGCCACGCTCATCTTTCTTCATTCGATGGACTCGATAACCAACCGAAATGTTCGACCGGATACCGTCCACCACATCGCGGAAAACTTCATCAGCCAGTGCACCTCTCCCGAAGCGAACTACCGCCAGCATCCGACTGGAGCGCTGATCAATTTCCACAGATTCAATCTTGCCGATCTGCTGACTCATGTCATGATCCAACAGGAGCGGCGCACGACCAGAGTTGAAGAATTCCATTTGAATGGACTCTCGACTGTGGTCTAAAACTTCCATGCCAAATCCGCGCTCAACTGGCGTCTCGGTAGACACCACAATGCGAACTCGGCGATTCTCTTCGTCAATGACATCCGCGCCCATGTCAGCGGCGCGATGCGTTAATTCAGACGGAAGTAAACGCTCTTCTTCCATCTCTTCGGCTTCGTCGTCCTGGACTTCTTCTGGCATCACATTGATGTCTTCAAACATTTCGGACTTCGCGTACTTGATGATAATCGCATCGTCGTCCTCAGTAATCTCAACAATATGCCGCTTGTCCATACGCTCGCCGGTTGCTTCCTCGAACTTAATTGGGTCCATTTCGTTCTCCGCTAACCAATCCAGTGCTTGCCCCATTGTAAACAGTTCCGAATCAAAGCGCACACTTTGTAACTCTGAGACGCGATCTCCGTCCTCTGTGTAAACGCCAAATATAAAATCGATGCCTTCACCGCCAGCGTTATTCTCGCGAGTAAATTCGTCGTACTTGGCTGGGTCTTGAATGCGCGCTGCATGCTCGTTTGGATACGGACGTTCATCTTTGTCCTTGTATCCGCGGTCATCTTCTTTTGTAGACATAGGGTGTCCTTCAGGCAATAAGTCAGTGTCGTGCTTGCCGCTTCTAAACTTCCCGTTGCGTAGCGCAAAACGAAAGCTCTTAACTCTGGCATATGCAGACGGGCGCACTGAAGACGGGTTTGTGTAGTAAGCGCCAACGCCACGACGGAATACTGCCGCCAATGTGCGATAGTTGGTGCGCTTAGACTGAACGTCGCCGACCTCTTCGTTGTGCTCTTCAACTTGGTCACGCAGGTTCTTTTCAACTTTGTCAGAAATCTCTGTGTCGTTGCGCTCTTCGTTCTTTAATCTTTCAACGATTCTAGTTGACCAAGCGTCTCCTGGGTCTCCACCCCAAAGCGCATGAGCTATCCTTCCATTTGAGGGATAGCCATCTTCGCCAGGACTGAATCCTTCCGCTTCTTTGTTGCCTTCATGGCGACGAAAGAATGAGTACATGCGCTTAACAGTGCTTTCGCTTAGATTCTCTCCATTCGATATGTCTCTAGCGCGAGCGATGCCGACTTCAGTTCCACCGCGACCAAACTCTCTGCGCCATGCAAGTCCGCGCTCGGCTTCTTCAATCATGCCCTGCGTTGGCTTATAACTCATTATCGCCTCCAGTCACATCTGGCTCGATTGGCATCTGTGCCGATGCAAACGGTTCTAATGCAAAAGTTATGCCAAACTGTTCTGCAAGTTGTTTGTCGCGAGCGATCTGCGCCATAGTCTCTTCGACATCCCGACCATACTGATTGGCAATGTCCTGCATTGTCAGGACGCCGCTCTTCAAGCCAAGGATCGACGCTTCCATTTCTTTCTTCGGATCGACCCACTGCCATCCGCGGCCACGGAACTCTGCGCCATCCATCCACTTATCGAACTTTTCAATCGGTAGATTGACTTTTTCGTCCATGATGGTCGCGCGTAGCCATGCCTCAAAGACCGGCATAATGAAGTGCCGAATCATAAAACCTTGCAGCGCTTTGTAGTTGTCGCGATCCGCCAAAGCGCCCTGGCGGATTGATGAATAGCTGACCGACTCCAGATCATTCGCCAGATCGATATATGACACGTTTAGCGATGATGCGATGCCTTTGAGTATTTGACGCTCAAAGTCTGCAAAGTTGGTTGTCGGATTGTGCGGATCAAACGCTTCAAACGAAACGCCTTCTGGCAACTGATGCAGTGTGCCAGGTTCAAAGTCGATCAATGGCACTTCGTTGTCGTAATCGTCCGCGGGGAAATTCTCGCCAGCAGGCGTTGTGAAGAATCCCATCTTTGACGCACTAGCGCGCTGATTGACCAGGCTCGCCTCACGCCAACCGTTCAGCATCTTCAGCGGTGCAGCGACTGATTGCAGCCATGGCACACCGCGCGTCTGACCGGCGCGCTCTTGATCGTAAATGTGAATCACACGCTCTTCCGCATGCGCTTAATGTTCGACTTCTTCATGTTGAAGATGTCATCGCCAGGGTGATTCTCAAAAACGTGATACGCCACTGGGCGACGTGCGTCGTTTAGCTCGACGCCCATCCGAACTTCATTACCGTTTTGCAGCGTGCCGTTGTAAGTCTCATCAACCTGATCTGGCTCGATAAACTGAATCTGAACCGAAGGCATGCCTGGCTCGTTGTTCTCGTGCAGTACTACAATGGCTTCACCGTCGCGAGCGACTGATGAAATCACAAAGTTCTGAGCGTCTACAAAGTCCATGCGACCGTCGATTGTTGGTGCACCCAGCTTTGTGAACTGACGCCATGCGCGCTCGATCTGGTCATTCGCCACGATGTCGAGCACGCCATTGGGTTCGCGCGCTTTCATCTGCAATGAGATGCCACGCTCGCCAACAACATTGCGCTCTAACAGTTTGATGTATCGGCGCGCATACTCGTTGTTTCTCGCCAAGTCACGGCAACGCTCACGGATCAGTTTCAGTTGATGCCGAATCTCTGCGTCTGCTGAATTGTCGTTTGATTTCCAGTCACCAAAAAGGCGACCTGTCTCGGCCGCCTTGTAGATGCGATGCTGTATCTTTTGCGCCTTGGGATGCATGCGCTTCGCATCCTCGCGCTTACGGAAAATGTCCAGCAAACCCATAGTTAAAATCTCGCCTTAATCGTGAACGGATTTTTCTTGCCCATCTTGGCGTTTAGCTTGGATCGCTCCATCGCCACGCGAGCCTCGAAATACTCCAGAAGCCTTGTTAGCTCCGCTGTGTCCATTTTTGTGATTTGACGACCAGCGATTGAGAAACTGGAAACGTCCTTTGTCAGCCGCCCCTCAAAGAGCGCCTTGATATTATCTAGTGCCTTCTGCTCAAAAGAGCGCGGATCGGTTGTGTCAGTATCGCGGTCCGCGATGACTTCCCAGTATCCTTCATCAACTTTGACGCGCTCGCTGTCCGAGTCACGAACAATGTACGCTTGCCAAAGATAAACGCCAGTGACAAAACTTCCGGTTGTCGAACTGTCGAGTTGTACAAGATAGTCGCTGCCGCTTGCGGTCGCCGTGACTTCAATCTCAACTGCTGATGATGCTTCGAGTCGCGCGGAGTATTTGAGAGTGAATGAATCGTTGGCATATACTTCGCCAAGATCAGTGCGCTTCCATTGCGTAAAATCGCCAGACTGAATTTCAGTAGGTTCATTCGTCGGCGCATTTGCGGAATCAAATAAGTTTTCCATTACCAACCTTTGACAAAGTTTTGCCTGTTCGGTCTAACCCTTTGACTTCTATCGGGTTTCTGTTTTTCCGATCTTGTCTTGGGCGAAAGCCGATTGATATTCACCGCGAGTATACCGTATGCGGCCCAAGCATACACCCTGCAATCTAGCGCTTCATTTCGTTTTCTGGTATTAACCCAGACCCTTTGAGCGTGACCGCGGTTGTATCGAGTGACCAACTTTTCCGCTGTTAGCTGCTTGAAATACTCATCAGAGCGTTGCGGAAAATGGCAATAACCAGGACCAGGTTCGTCGATTTTGAGACGTGACATGACCAGTTGCTTTGCTGTATCTACGCCAACGGGGAACAGTTTGACCTTGCCGATGTTCGATTTGGTTGGTTTGCCGACCAATGGGCGACCCGATCCTGCGATACCTTTTATCGCAAAAATGCGATGTGCTTCGCGCATCTTGCAGTATTGATAAACTCGCTGGGTATGATGTCCCCCTGAGTCAACACAAGTTGCTCTGATATGGATTTCGCTGCCATCGGCTTTTGAGTATCCGCCGAGCAGGACGCCATCAAGGTCTTCCCATACAAGCTCTGAAGATGGGTCTCCATGTAGGACGTGATAATCAACTGACCAAGTTTCTTCATCTTTACCGATCCCAAGTATCTCAACTTCAAGACGATCATCCTGAACATCCACACCGGCAAAGAGCGCGATCACTTGATCAGGCACATGCTCGCCCCAATCTTCGCAACGATCAGAAAGCATATGGTCATCGACACCATCACCGTCCTCCTCCCAGGTCTCAGCCAGTGAGACGTTCACGAAAGTTTGGAGGTCATGGTTGCGCTTCTTTTCCAGAAATGATTGTACGACGTCAGATAGCTTTCTGAAACAAGAATATAGCTCATTGAGATGATAACTTGCGTGACCCTTGAACTCCTTTTCCGCCACCCACTGACCTTGACGTATTGCAGCGTATCGCTCGGCATCAGTCCATGCCACGCCGCACTCTTCGCATGCATAGACCGCTGTGTTGGGATCGTCGTTTGTCCAGGTCACGTTCCGCCACCAAAGAGGTTGGCTGTGCTTACAGTGCAAGCACTCAACATGAAACCGTCGCTGATCGCCAGCGTCGAAAGCGTCTTCAATGAATGACGCATGCTTTATGGTGGGCGTTGAAATTTCGAGCAGTTTGCGTTGATCGCCAAAGGTGGCCGCACGTTGCCAGAGCAACGACACCGGATGACCTTCTTGCGTCTTATCGTACCCGTCCACTTCGTCCGCCACGATCAGGGGTGCAGATCGGCCTCGCATCGTCTTCGGTGAACCAGACCAACTGAACATGATAAAACCGCCAGGGTATGACTTCATGCGCTGGTTGTTCACGCCTTCCCGACCCCGCGGCTTGGCGATCAATTCTTGCAGCGTTTCGTTTGCTTCGACCAGTGGATTGAACTTGGTTTCTAGCCAAGTAGACAGATCGCCTTGACTTGGTTGCATCATGATCTGGCTTTGTGGATTCTGCGCGATCTTGTACGCCTGGGCGCATAACGCCAACATTGTCTTGCCGACCTGTGCAGACCACATCAGGGTAATGCGACTGCATTGTGGGTTCTCGGTCATGTCCAATGGTTCACGCTGATAGGGCGCGTTGTCGAAACGGATTAAGCCAGGGATCGCATTGCCGACTGGGATGTATACGTTGCGCTCGGCCCACTCTGACGGTTTGAGGTCGGGTGGTGGTCGAAGATGCTGCAATGCTTTCGTGATGACTTCGTTGAGTCCGTGCTGATTACC